ATTGCTCCTGCTATTAATGCATTGTCTCAACAAATTGTACAATTTGCTCAGGGCGGTGGAAGTAACGTAGTAAATAATGTAGTCAATAATTATGGATCAGGTGAGAAACCTGGTGAAGGTGGAGGTGACTCAGATGGAGGAGACTTCTCTGACTCAGGTTTAGATGCATTTAGATTGAATTATCTTGGGAGTCTTATGTAATGTCTACTGAATCAGAAGTACAAGAACAAAAAACGGAGGCACAATATGCTACCCAAGCAAGTCTGATAAGTTGTATCGTCACAAACAATAAGGGAGTAGAATTACCACCACTTAATGGTGATATGATTCTAGGTTTTATACATCGTGAAAGTTTACTGTCTCCTTTTATGAGTGGCGTCTTGGCAATTAGTGATAGTGCTGATTTCTTGAATGGACTTGATATGGATGGAAATCAGTCACCAATAGAAGGTGGAGAGATTGTAAAAATAACAGTCAAAACTCCTGTATCAAAAGATGAAGCTGGTGAGACATATGAATATAAAATATGGAAAATTGGAAATAGGATATCAATTAATAAAAAACAAGCATATGCATTAGCATTAGTATCAGAAGAAGCATTACTTAATGAAACAACAAGAGTTGTTGGGAGAATACCATCAGGTGGACAGAATAAAAAAGAGCAACCACAAAAAAGTATTAGTGGTATTGTAGAAGATCTAATAAAAACAGATATTGGAATTAATTCTAGTAAACCATTTTACTCAGAAGATACAAAATTCAAGCAAGTAATTATCGGAGCAAGAAGAAGACCTTTTGATATCATATCTTCATTATCAGACAAAGCAGTTTCTACTAAAGGAAAAACTGGAAGTGATAATAGTAGTGGTAGTTCAGAGTCAAGTGAAACAAAAGAAACAATAAAAGGAACTGCTGGATTTTTCTTTTGGGAAACAATAAGAGGATATCATTTCTTTTCAGTTGATGCTTTATGTGATGAACCAGATGGTATATTTTCTGCACCAGATCTTCAAACCGAAATACACAAAGGATATCAGGAAAAAATTGCCAATGCAGAGGGAGTTGATACTAGATCAGTAATTTCTAAAATTACATTTACATCAGAAGTAGATACATTAAGTGCCTTAAGAAAAGGAAAATACTCTACTAATATAATATTTTTTAATCTATCTACTGGACAATATGAAGAGTATCAGTATAAAATTACTGATAGTTATAAAAATATGGCACACCTTGGTAATCAAACTAAAGTGTCTGAATTAAAAGTAGGAGAGCAACAATTAGTAGAAACACCATCAAGATTAATGACAATGGTGTTAGATCATGAAACTTGGTTCAATGAGCCAGGTGTTGCATCGCCATATGAAGATGCAGAAAATCCAAGTGTTTTTGCTGATTGGCATAAACATTTTGCTGCACAGTCAGTTGCAAGAAAAGAGTTACTCATGAATCAGCAGTGTACTGTTGTGATTCCTGGCAACAATGAGATATGTGCAGGAGATAAAGTTGAGATAAAAGTACAAAGAAAAGCACCAGATAAACTAAAAGAAGAGGAACCATGGGATCTAGAGTCTAGTGGTGTTTATCTAGTCAAAGATGTTGAACATACGTTTAGTTTTGCTGACGGAACCAGCGGAACAGTCGTAACTACGCTACAATTGTTTAGAGACTCCTATGGTGTTAAAGATACAGATACCAAGAGAGGAGAATAAATAAAAGAGTACGGAGGTAATTACTCATGAAAAGCATAGAAGACCATATTCAACACGACAAGGAAATTCTTGCCGATCCAACTACTTCTGATCCAATGAAAAGGCATACATTGGAAGAGTTACATGAACTTGAAGTTTATGCCGATCATCATCATGACGAAATTGAAGCAGGAGATCATCATGATCCTAATGCATTAGAACTGTTCTGTGAGATGCACCCTGATGAACCAGAGTGTTTGGTATATGACGATTAACTTATGGATGAATCATTTTCACGCATAGTACCTTCTCATAGAGTTGGTAATGATGGATTCAACTGGTGGATTGGACAAGTTGAAGGTACTGCTGCGGATGAAGAAAATAACAAAGGTGGACTACGATATAAAGTAGCAATCGTAGGAGAACATCCTGCTGATAAAAACTTATTGGATACAAGTCAGTTGCCATGGGCAAACGTGATGATGCCAGTAACCCACCCATTTACACCAGGTGCAATTGGAGGAGCTCATCCTCAGTTGATACCTGGTTGTTGGGTGATGGGTTTTTATCTTGATAATGATAAAAATAAACCAATTATTATTGGTTCAATTGGTCAAACGCCAGGTGCTACAGGTAATATTCAAGATTGTATTCCTGATGATAAGGTTAGATTTAAGACTTGTGTAAAAACAGATGAAGTATTTGCACCAATAGTTCAAAGTGATGGAGAAGAGGGTGGTGTAGATGGTAAACAAAGACAAGTTGTTATATCAGATGGAACTACAGATGGTAACGGTAACCCAAGGGTAGATACAGGAACAAGAAAAAAAGAAGATCTTGAAAGAGAAGAGTTTTGTATTGAACCAGCAAGTGAAGGTGAAGATTGTGAGGACTTAAAAAAGTCTTTCAAATATATCATAGGTAATTTCTTAAAAGATGTGCAAAATAGCAATGGTAATGTAGGAACATACTATACTAGCAAAATTACAGGAAGTGTTAATGATACTGTTAATGTAGGAAGAAGATATGTACACAAAGCAATTGCTGTAGTTCAAAAATTCTTAGCATATGTTAAAGGATACATAACAAAATTACTTCAAGATGCAGTTGACAAATTAGTCAAAGCACTATTACGTCCTGACAAGAAAGGAAATGCTTTAACACCTGTAACAGAATGGTTTAATAAACTCCTAAAAGATCTAGGTTGTAAAATGGCAGATCTAGGAGATAGATTAGCAGCATGGTTAACTAATTTATTAATGAGTTATATCAATCAAATCTATCGTGCTGCTATATGCCAAGTAGACGAATTAGTAAACGGAATCATTTCTAAGATAATTCAATTAATGAATGAATTACTTAATTCTATCTTAGGTCCTCTACAAGATATTCTGGGTGCTATTGCTGAACCGCTAAACATGATTGGTAATGCAATCAATTATATTTTAAATCTTCTTGGTATTTCCTGTACTGGTCCTGAGACTGATTGTGCAGATGATAAAAAATGTACAAGTGGAGAGACAGGAGATGAAGATGAAGATGACTTCTTAGATAGATTACTGGATAGCATTGATAATTTATTTGGAGACACTCCTGCTGATTATACACAGTATGTTTGTGATGAAGCATACACAGGTGCACCACTAAGAAATACTACAGTAGGATTTACAGGTGGAGTTCCTCAAATAGGAACTGGAACTAATGCACCTAAACTTGTATATTCTATTGACGACATACAAGTAACAGAGGGTGAAACAGCAGTATTTACTGTAACTAGAGATGGATCTATTGATATTGCATCATCTGTTGAGTTTAAAGTATTAAATGGTCAAGGAAGTGCTACTGTTGGAACTGATTTTCTTAATGCAGATGGCATTTTAGGATTTACTCCTAATGAATCATCAAAAACAATTGAAATACAAACTCTAGTTGATTTTGACAGTGATAGTAATGAAACTTTCTTTATAAGAATATCAAACAACTCTCCAGAGAATAGTTTACCAATTAAATTTAAGAAAGATATTGGTAAATGTACTATTATAGAAAAAGATATTAAAAAACCATACGATCCTTACAAACCAGATCCAGTAGATCCATTTGACCCTATAGCAGAAATACCAGACAATTCTGATGATGAGGACGATGGAACAGGTGATACTGGTGATGGTACAGATACTGGTACAATACCTACATTCTCTGTAGTTGCAAATAGATCATCAGTTCCAGAAGGAGAATTTGTAATCTATACAGTTACAACAACTAATGTTGAAAGTGGAAGTATATTATATTACACTTTATCTGGTGTTGGCATCACACCATCTGATATTGTAGGCAACAGGTTGACAGGTGAATTTGTCATTGATACTAATACTGCAAAAATTACAGTCGGAATTGCTGATGATAGCACAGTAGAAGATGTAGAGACTTTGACTTTTTCTATTAATGGAACAGATGCATCAGTAGATGTTCTTATCACAGTAGAAGATGTAGATGTTGAGGATGGAGGTATTGGTGATTCTCCAGAAACAGTTTTTGAAGAGTTCAAACTCCCAACAATAAAAAGTGGCGATATTATTACAGATGGAAATGGTGGTATTATAGAGATACCTGTTGATAATCCTGGCGGTGCATGGGCAGAAGCACCTTATGTGTTTATTGGTGGTAATGGAACTGGTGCAACAGGAGTTGGATTATTAGATGGAGAT